CAGTGGATCAGGAACACCTGGCTGCGGTTGTCCTGTAGCAGGGCGTGAAAGTGCATGAAAAAGCCCCGGCGTCCCGGGGCTCCGTCCACCTCTCGTTCAGGCTAGGCGCCTCAGGCAGTGCGGAAGGTGGTGGTGAATCCCTGGATCGGCTTGCGGAAGCCGCTTGGGGAGGCATTACCGCTGCCATCCACCGCCTGGGTGATGGCACCATCTGCGATCCGCAGCCGGTAGATCGTCGCCGCGGCCAGGTCGGTCGTCGGGTTGATCGTGACCACGTTGGAGCCGACGCCACCGAGCGAGACCGCTGCGGGCACCAGCTGACCGCTGGAGGCCACCTCGAGGCGGAAGCCGCTGCCGTCCTCGCTGCCGAGCGCCAACTGGGTGAGAGCGGCCGTGCCGTTGCTGGTGAAGGTGACGACCACGTTGCTGGTGGTCGCGACGTCGTCGGCGTTGTCGACGGGGGAGACAGCCGCCTGACGGGTGCCGGCCACCAGGAACAGCAGGGTGTTCTGGATCTGGCCGATCGTCAGGGGAGCGCCGCCGGCGTTGTAGCGGCCGAACACCGGCCTGCCGCGGCTCATCACGTCGAAGCTGATCTCGGTGAGGCCCTCGGCCTGGCCGCCGTCGTTGTAGTTGCGGCAGACGCCATTGAAGCCGGCGTAGTCGTAGATGTAGTCGCCGGTGCTGCCATTGAGGCGGCCCATCTCCTTGAGGATCTCGAAGTAGATCTCGAACTCCTTGTCGTAGCGGGCCCGCTCGATCAGGGCGAAGTCTTCGCTGTAGTCGCCGCGGAACTGGGGCACCGTGGAGCCAGCCGGCACCTCGATGTCCTTGATGAAGTAGCTCCGCATGCTGGAGCGCACCCGGCTGCCAGTGGTCACCGAGTCGGCCCAGCCGTCATCGCCGAACAGGCGAAACTCCTGGTCGTTGTCGTCGACCTGGAAGCTGCCGCTGGTGATGCCCTGCATCTCGATGTAGCCCTGGCTTGGGGGCAGGGTGGGCAGCGACACGAAGCCGGCGCTGTCGCGCACGGCAAACAGGCGCTGCGGTGCCACCAGGGGAACAGCTCGAACAAGGGTGCGGTGCGCCTTGTGGAAGGCCGCGCCGATCGCGAAATTGGCCATGGTGCTACTCCTAGAGCGGGGTGATCAGAACGGGATCGGGCAGCTCGTAGGTGAGCTGCTCGTAGGTGTTGTCGGTCTGGGGGAGTCCACGTGGCTTCGCCCAGGGCCAGGCCCTGTACGCCAGTAGCTGAACCCCACTGAGGTCCTTCGTGATGTCGTAACAGCGAAACTGGAGGGTCCAGATCCGCTGCGCCTTGAGCATTCCGAGGCCTCCCAAGTGCTGCAGGGGCGGCGGATTGGTCAGCACGCATTCGATGCCGCTGACCCGCCAGTCCGGCGGAACCTGGGACCGGCCGACCACATACAGGGCCGGCTGGGTGGTGCCGTTGGGAAGGGTGTAGGTGCCCAGTTCGCTACCGAACAGCTCGAGCAGGGCCTCACGCAGCTGGCGGACGCTGCAACCGGCAACCACAGGCAGGGTCATTGCCCGGCCCTCCGGCGCATGGCCAGCCTGAACCTGGCCTCGAACTGCCGGACCACGGTGTCGCGGTCGTAGAGCACTGGCCGGGTCCACGGCCTGGCCGGCATGCTTCGGGCGTTGCCCTCGGCATCGGTGGCCTTGAACACCGCCCCGTCATGCACCACGGCCGCATAGGGGGCTGTCCAGTCGAAGAAGGTCTCGAGCTCCTGGCTCAGGCCACGGGTGATTCGCAGGCTGCGGCGCAGGTTGCCGGTGTCGACGATGTCCCGCGGGGTCGGCTCGCGGGGCCAATCCCACTTTTCGTCAGAGATCTCCTTGGTGAACCGGCGGCCCAGATAGGCCGACAGGTCGTCCCAGGCTTCGTTGAGGGCGTCGTCGATGCGCAGGTCCAGCGGCATGGGTCTGTCCTCCTCAGGGGGCTTGTGGGGGCGGTGGAGGGGGAGGCAGCTGCTTGCCGCCCAGCACCCGGAACGTGCCGCTGATCGACTGGCGGATGGTCGGATACGCCGACTCGTCCATTGCCAGATCGAACACCAGCTCGAAACGACCGGTGAGGCCGTTGATCACCGCCGCGGCCTTGCTGCCGTTCGTGATCCGCTCGTCCAGGACGGCGGGATACAGCAGGCGGCCGTTGCAGCGGTAGAGCGTGGTGTCGACCCCTGGCTCTGAGCTCCAATCAGGGCCGGAGAGCTTCAAGGCCGCCAGGACCTCGATCGTCTCGAGGCTGGCGACAGGGTTCCCGGTCGCGGCGTCCGTGGTGATGGCAGAGCCGCTGACTGTGAAGGTCAGCTGGGCATTGCCCCACGGGGCGAAAGCAGCGACGGGAAGGGGCATCAGACGACGAAGCCGGTGAGCGGAAGGGTGAGGCGCAGGGCCTCGTACTGCGTGCCGTAGAAGGTGCTCATCACACCTTCTCCAGCGGGATCAGCCGTCCGCTGATCGACGGAGGCGCCCACCTGCCGCACCCGCTGGGTCACCAGATGGGCGGCGTAGTAGGCGACACCATCGCTGTGCAGCTCCCCCCAGATGTCCTCACCGCAGACCCGGCCGGCCAGCGCCAGCGACCCATCCACGACGGCGTCGGGGTGGATCGCCAGCTCCGGGAACCGAGCCAGAAATGCCGATCGGCTGGGGACTGCCATGGTCAGCCCTGCCCCTCCTCAATCTCCGCCAGGCGCCGCTTGCAGGCGTTGCGGATCGCCATCCGCTCGTCTGCGTCGTGCCAGGCCTGCAGCTGGGCCGCTTCACGGGAGTGATGGATCAGCCGCAGCGCCGCGCGCTGCTCGGTCGTGGCAATCGAGATGACGGCCGCGGCCGGGGTCTCGCTGACCTTCTCGGTGGTGAGGTCGATCTCTTCCACCAGGCGCTGCTCAAGCAGCTCACGGATGGGGGTGAGTTCCTGAGCGCGGGCCCAGAGCTCCTGGTCGATGTTGAAGTTGTTGCCCGGCTTGAGAACCAGGCACTTATCTTCTCCAGGGAAGGCGACCACAACCGCGCCGCCGGAAACGTTGGCGAGGACGGGATCAACCAGCTCAGGGGTGTAGGCGATGGCGAGGCTCATGGGGTTCAGCCCTTATCGACGTAGGTGATGGATTTGGGGTAGTAGAGCGCCACGCCGGCGATCTTGGCCTCTGCAGGCACACTCCACGCCAGGTTTTTGGGCTGGGGTGGGTGGAACTTCAGCGGCATCGGCACGTGGAACTGGAGCTTCCCGGGATCGCGCTTGTAGATCACCATCCGGGGGGCACTGAGAGCGCCGCCGGAGTTGGCCGGATCAAGCTCATTGATGGGCTCAACCTGGGTGATGTACGGATTGGTGCGCAGAAAATACTCCAGCACCGTGGTATCGGAGACGTTGCTCCGGGGCGTGGTGCTGATCTTCCGGTAGACGCTGTAGGGAAGCAGCATCGTGTCCGGGCGCTCCACCATGTTCGAGGCGTTCACCTGGTAGGTAATGCCCTCGTTCAAGATGGCCAGCATCTGATCGGGGGTGACACTGGCGGAGTCGAACCAGCCATCGCTGGACGAGCCGGTGACCACGATCTTGTCGACCGTCGGGTGGTTGAAGAAACCCCGCAGGCCGGTACCGGGGTAGCCGAAGAGGGCCACCTTGTTGGCGCGGCGCTCGTAGGCGTCACGCACGGCGTCGGCGCGGCGCTGCTCCAGGGACACCTTGGCGAACTGCGCCTTGCGCAGCTCCTCGGTGGTGTAGACAAAGGAGCCGCCGAAGTTGCGGATCGTGTTGATGATCTCCCCGCGACGGACGTCGGAGGTGGGGAGATCACTGGCGAAGTCACCGACCAGGTCGAAGTCACCGACCTTGTCATAGATCTCGTACTTGTAGGTCTCGGCGCCTTCCGGGACCTCATTCGAGACGGGGACGATCCGCGAGTAGGGGATCTCCGCGTAAGTCTTCTCGAAAACCTTGGGCAGGATGTGCTCGAGTTCACGCAGGAGGAACACTCCCGGCGTGGCGTTGTCCATGCGAACAGTCATTGGTCGATGCCTCCTCAACCGGGTGCGGTGTCAGCGGTGAAAGTGAGCTGGGCTGGAGTGTTGATCTCCAGCGCCAGCACCAGGCCAGCAGCGCCGGCCTTGCGGATCACCCAGCCGCCGGCAGCCAGCGCGAGGGTGTTGCCATTGCTGGCGGTCTTGCCCCACTTGCCGGCATGGGTGCCGGATTTGTGGAAGCGCAGGGTGTCGCCAGGGCCGACCGCCTCCATCACCTCCAGGTAGATCGTCCCTTGGGTGAGGATGTTGACGGCCTTGAGGCTCGGGACCCCTTCGCTGTAGTTGGGGGCCGAACCGATCGCCGGGATGTTCTGCTTCTCCTGGGTGGAGGAGCGGGCAGTGATGCCGAGGATCGCGCCGGCGGCGGTGGCCAGCTGGCAGCTGTTGGCCAGAACGCCGCCGCTGTTGGCAACGACGGGGACGCCATAGGCCAGCAGGTTGCCGGTCTCGTTGGCGCCAGTGATCACCCGCAGGGTGGCGAGATCAGCGATCTGGCCGGGGAGGCCGCGATCGAGCTGCAGGGGGTAGTTGAACTGCGCGCCCTCGCCGGAGCTGACCGCAGTGGGCGTGAAGGTCTGAGCCATGGGATCACTCCTTGGTGATGGTGAGGGCCCGGCGGGAGTTCTCCTGCTGGGCGCGGATCATGCGCGCACGGGCCGCGTCCTGGCCGCCGGAATCGGCGGGGATGCCATTGATCGCGCTCAG